TTTTAGCCGGGCTGACTGCTGAATTTTTAGCAATGTTTTATAACATTTTCGCTCAGGCTGCAAATTATGTATTTGATTTTCTTGACCTTATCGGAGATGGAGTTGGCGATTTAGCCGCTGATGTTTTCAACGCGTTAAATTATGCTTTTACTGGTTTCATACCTGCCGTCCGTTTTATGTTTGGAAATTTAATTAGTGGCATGATGCTTTTGTTACAGCCATTACTCATGATCTTTGACAAAGTAATGAAAACAAATTACTCCTCTAAAGTTCTTGGCATAACCGAAAAAGTTCGAGACTTTATTATTGGGCCAAAGTTTGTAGCTCCTGAAAAATTTAATTTTAACGAATCTAGAGGAACCTATGCTAAGAAAAAATTCGATCTTTTAGATCCAGGAGAAGCCTTTGAAGCTGGCTACGATTGGGGCGATACACTTGGCGAAAGAATTAAGAATAAATTAACGTCTTTGCTCTCTGGATTTGAAGCCCCCGGGATGTTTGATTTTAACAAAAACGGGTTAACTGACGATTTGTTAAAGGACATTGCAAAAAATACAGGCGAGACTGCCAAAAATACTGACGATAAATCTTATCAGTATTTGCGCGATGCCATGGAAAACCGTGTACTTAATAGGATTTCATCACAGAATATTAAATTGATTTCTAATAATCAAAATTCGATTAGCTCCAATATGGACATTGATAATGTGGTTTCTCGGATGACGCAAGGTCTCAAGAAAGCCATGTCCTCAAGTGCTGAAGGAGTCACAGCCTAATGTATTATTTTTTCATTGGTCCCGTTCTATTACCCGTTACTCCCGGCTCTATGGAGACCTCTAAAAATGGCAATAACGAGACCGTAAATTTAATCAATGAGAGCGAAATAAATATTTTGAAAGAGCCTGGATTAGATACTATTTCATTCGAGGCTCTTTTTCCACAGGGAAATTCATATCCTTTTGCGCTCTACTCATTGGCTGGTCTAGACGCTTTGGCATTCACTGAATATTTTAATTTGTTGCGGACAAAAAAAATTCCATTTCCTTTTGTCGTGGCGAAAATGAAACAGGGTACGATCCTTCCAGTTGGCTACTCCTATATGGTCGCGTCAATCGAAAACATGAGAATAATTGAAGATGCCAGCGATGGCACCGACGTAAAAGTACGACTTGAATTAAAGCAGTACAAGCAATATTCGACGCGGAAAATAAAGAAACTTTCAGAATCCGGCGATACAATTACTTATTCTCTCGACCCAGTAAATGGAGTGAGTTACGCCTCCGAAATAAAAAAGCTTGCGAGTTCTATCACTGCGAAAATTGGCGTTAGCTTTCCAACGTTCCAAAGCAAGGCATGAAATGAGTTATGAGCTATCCATACTCACAAAATCACAAAAATTTATTCCGGCGATTCAAGACGGGATAACGTTAAAAAGTGATGCTTACGGTTCTCCTGAATCCTTGGAATTTACAGTTATCAAAGATCAGTACTTAAGTTTTGAAGAGGGTGCTCAAGTAATTTTTTCCATCGACGGAAAAAAGCGATTCAATGGTTTTGTTTTTACCAAAGATTTTGACAAGAAAAAATTTATACAAATTACCGCCTACGATCAATTGCGCTACATGAAAAATAAGGATTCTTTTTTAATAGAGAATGAAAAAGCCAGTGATTTCTTGATTCGTTTATGCACTGAATTTGACCTTGTTCCCGGTGAAATTGAAGATACTGGTTACATTATCGAAAAAATGGCTCTCGATAACATGACGCTGATTGACATGATGAATAAGGCTTTAGAAGCTACGTTGATGAATACTGGAAAAAAATATTGTTTTTACGATAACGACGGGCGAATTGATTTAAAGGACATAGAAAAAAACTCGGCTGACTATTTAATCACAAATGAAACGGCTTCTAATTTTAAGTATTCAAGTAGCATCGAGGAAACATATAATAGAGTTAAACTCATAAAGAAAAATGATTTGAGCGTTCAAAGTGAATCTGGAAAAAAGAAAAAAATTGAAGTCGCCAGCGAACCTATATACGCCAAGGATTCCGAGAGCATGGCTAAATTTGGAACGCTCCAATTTTTCAGTAATGAATTTTCAGAAGTGGACAACATCGAAAATATTGCGCAACTTATTTTAGAAGTTAATAGCGACAAGAAAAGAAGCCTCTCTATTAGTCGTTGTTTTGGAGACCCTGAATTGAGAGGCGGAAAATCAATAATCGTAGACATTGATATTGACGATGATTTGAAAGTGGCAAAACGTTTTTTTGTTAGCTCATGCACTCATTATTTTTTAAACGACGATCACAATATGGATGTAGATTTAATTGTGAAAGGAATTAAAAAATGAACGGCGAAGAACTTTTAAGAACAATTCAACGAATTGCATACAAAGAAAGGCTTAATTCAAAGCCTTGTGATTTTGTTCTTGGGACCGTCGTTTCCGAAGAATACGAAAAATTGCAAATCCAAATTTCAGACAAAATAATTTTAACTGAAGCTTTCTTGGTGCTAACAAATGCCGTTCAGGATCATTTTGTAGATGTTGAAATATATTCGAAAACAATTGATGACAACGATTTAAGCAAGTATCAAAATGAACGAGATGCGAATGTAGGTGTTTTCAACGCGCATACCCACGCCGTAACGCTTCCTACCCAGTTGCCTGTAACTGGGGCTGTTCCGGCAGGGACTACCGTTCCTTTCGCCTCTGGCGAAGTACCCGCACCTTTAGCAGCTATGACAAAATCTGTCAAAACAAGCCACCTCCATAATATTGCTGGCAGAAAAAAAATACGCATCTACAATGGCCTGCATAAAGGCGAGAGTGTCTTATTGCTTCGCGCTCAGGGTGGAAATACTTTTGTGGTCTTAGACAGAACCAGCGAATATATAACTGGTGGCGAATGGGAAGTCTCAGCAACCGCTGGAATTTCAGATCAGACGCAGGCCCCTTTTGAGGTATCCGACGCGTCTGTTTTAGCTGGCTGGAAAGAAGATATGGACGACCCGAGTAATTGGCCCAGAGCCTCTAAGCCTGCAAAATTTGACCCATCTGGCGAAGCCCCAGAATAGCGAGGACTCATGAGCTTACTACCTGGAAATACATTATCTGAAAGCGTCGTTGAAGCCACCGAAGAAACTCAGCCCTACCTGACTTACAAAATGAACGTCGATAATGACGACGGGATTGACGGCTCTATTTCTGGTTTTGTCGATGATTTAGAGGCTTACGAGCAATTTGTGTACAAAGTTTTGAATACTGAATTTGAAGCGCATGAAATATACGGATCAGCTTTTGGCGTTGAATTAGATGATCTTTTTGGTGAGAGCTTGATTTATGCGATTTCAGAAATTGACAGACGTTATTCTGACGCTCTTTTGAGAGATGATAGAACGACATCGGTGAGCAATTTTGAATTTGAGCAATTGGCAAATAATAAACTTGCAGTATCTTTTACTGTCGGGACAATTTACGGCGATTTGGAAGAATCGACCGTTATCTAGGAGGCATTATGTTGTATGCAGACCAAACCGCTGACGTTATTTTGAGCCGTATTCTAGCGCGTGTCTTGTCGAAATACGACAAGCGTGTGGGAGCAATTATTTACGACTCCACAGCCCCGGCATCTATTGAATTTGAGAATTTGTATGTGGCGATTGATAACGGGATAAATCAGGCATTTGTAGACACCGCCGAACGAGAATATTTGATCCTCTGGGGATCTGATCACAACATCTATCCTGTTGCCGCAACTTATGCGATCGTTCGTGGTATTTTCACGCCGTCCACGCTTGAGATAGCGATTGGCGAGCGTTTTTCATGCGGGACCTACATTTATGCGGTCACAGAAAAAGAGAGCGCAGGCGTGTATTTGCTGCAATGCGAAACGGCAGGCGTTGGACCTAACAGCCAAACGGGTAGGCTTATCCCTGTCGATGGAGTCAATGGGCTCACGAGTGCGACGCTGGAAGAGGTCGTGATCTTGGGCAACGATGAAGAAGATACCGAAACGTTTCGTCAGCGTTGCAAAGATTCACTCACGTCCGAATCTTTCGGAGGAAACATTTCGGACTACAAAGACAAAGTAAAGGCAATTCAAGGCGTTGGTGGGGTTAAAGTTTTTCCGGCTTGGAATGGCGGAGGAACCGTAAGAATCGCTGTCACAAATAGCGCATACGAAGAAGCAAGCGAAGAGCTTATCACGAGCATCCAAGAAAAAATTGATCCTCAATTAATCGACGAAATGGACACGATGGGACTCGGATACGGTGAGGCTCCAATAGGGCACATCGTTACTATCGGTAGTGCTTCTGTCGTCGCCGTTAATTTGTCCGTAGGAATAACGCTTGCAAGCGGTACAGCCTGGAGTTCTGTTGAATCCTTGGTTTTTTCTGTACTCGATACCTACTATTATGAGCTAAATAAATCGTGGGAAAATAACACACAAACTATTGTAAGAGTCTCGGAGCTATCGGCTAGAATCCTTGCTGTTGCTGGGATAGACGATGTATTCTCAATTTACATCAATGGTATTCCTGCCAATTTGCTTGTTGATGAAAACGGAATCGTTTCTCGTGGTTCTTTTGTGAGGCACTAAAATGCAATTTTCTAGAGATGTAAAAATTGAAGCCTATTGGCCGAACGTCGTATCAAAAATGCGAGAAATGGGTCAAATCGCAAATACCGAAAACGAAGAATTTGATTTGCTGTGGGTTGCCATTGGAAATTTTATTTCTGATCTTTTTATAAAAACGGCCACCGAAAACGGGGTTTCCAGGTGGGAAACTATTTTGGGTATTGTCCCGGCTTCCGGTGCAACACTGAACGAACGAAAACAGCTTATTTTGACTCAGGTAAACATCAGAACTCCATATACATGGCGTTATGTAAAAAAAATTATTGCCGATTTTTTCGGCACAACAACATTTGAAATGGATTACGAAATAGATTTCCAGACTTTGACCGTATCTGGAAATGGGGCCACTGAAAGCCAAATTTCGCAAATAACGGAAATTTTAAAATGGATTCTACCCGCTCAAATAAAACTTGTCGTGAAAATCGTTTAATTTATGCGTAAAATAAGCTATTTTAGATTAGCAGGTAAAACATGATCTTTGACTTTATAAAATCGGCAATTGTTGGAAAAACTGAAACGCAGTCTACGAAAGAAATGAGATGGCTTGAGACTAAAATTTCTTTTTGGCTAACTTGCCCGCAAAGAATTGCGCAGATTGCCGCGATCCAATATTATCGTGGCTTTCACGATATTTTATCAAAGACTCGTGAAATTGTTGGAAAAGACGGTGTTCTTGAAGTTGTCGATAACCTCCCGAACAACATTATTATTGACAACCAGTACAAAAAAATGGTTGACTTAAAAAAGAATTATCTCTTTGGAAAACCAGTTTCGATCAATGGAAAAGACACATCTAAAATTGAAAAAGTTCAAAAGATTCTGAATAAATCATTTCAAAGGACGCTTGGAAAGCAGGGCCTGCAAGCCATACAGGCTGGCATTTCGTGGCTTTATATAACGTATGATGACAACGGAAATTTAAAGTTTGTAAGTCTAAATGCATCGGAGATAATGCCTATCTGGAAAGACTCAGAACATACAGAATTGCAAATGGCCGTGCATTTTTATTTGCAAGAGCGAGAATATGCGACTAGCGTAATTGATTACGATGAAAAAGTGGAAGTCTTTAAGCCCGATGGAATTTATTATTTTGTGCGTAAAGCAGGATCTTTAATTCCAGAGACAATTCCGTTTCGTCCTTATTTTACAATGGAAACCGAAGATCCACAGACTAAAGCCCCTGCAAATATTGATATGAAATGGAACAAAATACCGCTTGTGGCTTTTAAAAGTAACTCGTCTGAAATAGCTTTGATTGAATGTTGCAAGAGCCTCCAAGACGCGCTAAACGAAATTCTTTCGACGTTTAAAGACAACCTGGACGAGGACGTAAGAAAAACTATTTTGATTCTGGACAACTACGACGGAACCGATTTAGGAGAGTTCAGAAAGAATTTAGCTCAGTATGGAGCCATCAAAGTCCGCTCGGCTGATGGGGCCAAAGGCGATGTCAGAAAGCTAAGTATTGAAGTGGACGCAACTAATTATGAGTTAGTAGTTAAGCTGCTTAAAAAGGCTATTGTGGACAACTGCAAGGGCTACGATGTCAAGGACGACAGCGTAGGCGGCAATGCAAACCAAATGCACATTTCGGCGATGTTCAATGACTGCGACATTGACGCGAATGAAACCGAAACGGAATTCCAGGCTTCGCTAGAACAGGTGATGTATTTTGTTTCTTCGCATCTTTCAAATTCAGCACAAATTAATATTGATGAAGAACCAATCAATTTCATTTTCAATCGCGATTTATTAATGAGCGAGACTGAAATTTTGGATAGTCTCGTTGGTGCTGGCGTTAAAATTTCTCAAAAGACTCTACTTTCTCAAGTCCCTTTCATTGACGATGTTGACCAAGAGATCATACAAGTCAAAGAGGATGAAAAAGGAGAGTTAGACAAATACGGAGACCAGTTCACAAATAGCAATCAAGACCAGAATCAAGACGATAGCACAAAGGCGTAGTCATGGTCAATA